TCGCACCGTGCACCCCTCTGTGACCATGATAGTCAAGACCAACACCTCGGACACGATACTCCTCATCTTCGGCAAGGAAACGCACGTTGTCAGGTATCTCCCCGACTAATTCCATAGCTGTCAGTAGACAAGGTTGCTCGTTACCAGACATGGCAGCAAACATATTACATGCGAACACGCTGTTTTGACCGTCTTCGAGGAAGTTTTCCACACCGATGTACCGAGCCATAAAGAGGTCGTGGTTAGATTCAACCACAAAGAACTCAATGTCAGGGAACATGTCAGTGAAGTGGGTGAGTTCAATAAGACACTCAATCACTTCATCCTCAAGGACAAACATACTCTCCTTCCACAACCGAGCCTTACTTAAATGGTTAGCTTGCTCATGGTGGTTAATAGAATGTCCATTGAACAGGTCGTGAAAAAAGACACGCTTTGGTTGCAACTCTGTAATCATCTTGATGGTTGCTTTCCTTACTTTTTCAGAAGTATCTCCTGTATGCCAGTCGCCCAAAACTAAAGCCTCAGGCGTTGAATCGTAGCACTTGCCACCTTTGTAGAACTCTCGCAGATAATGGAAGTTACCGTTCTTGGTAGCCTCAATCGGGTGATAGTCAAACAAACGATTGTTCCTGACCTCTACGTAGGCAAAACCATACTGATGTTCCAGTTCTGCCTTACGACCCTGAGCGATGTGGTCTTTGTAGTTACCATGTGTCAAAGCACCAGTGGTCGCAATAAAGCGTGGTGACTTAGACGTATTAGGTAACGACATGTACCGTATCTTAGGACTAGGCAAGATGTAGCTGAACTGTGGGTGGAGCTTCTTATTCATTCCGGTTAAAGGATTGATTTGGGAAGCCAGTATCTGAGTGTCGTGCAGTTTCAGGTTAGAGTTGAGCTTCATACCGTCTTTACCGAGGTATAAAATCTCAATACGTGGGTCATCAAGGTATTTAGAGATACCGTCTTCATGCACCGTCTTACCTGGCATGATATAGAGCAGTATGCTGTCTACCTTGTGGTGGTCAGCGAAAGCGAGCAGGTTCTTTAACAAAGGCCTATTCACAGTCGCATCGTACTGAATCGTGCTTACGATGTACTTCATAGCAATTCTCCTATTGTTAAAGAACTATCCTTACCAATTATATCATTAACAAAAAACCGCCCAAAAAAGGCGGTCATACTGGTGACTGTGGTAGTAGTTAATTCAAGAATCTTATTTGTTCCTCTCATTACTCTTGATTATATCACGCCATATGTTACAGTTTGGAGTTTTCCACAGATAGAAGTATCAGAGCGTAATGGATTACTTTTAGTATATCCTGTCGGTTCTTTCCGTTCTTCTTTCCGTATCGTTGCAGATATTTCATGCAGTTACCAATACAGAACCCAGCTCCCCAACCAGCATCTATAATAAATTCAGTAGTTTGTATCTTATTCTGTGCGTAGTGTTCATCGTAGGTCTGGTCGATATATTCTTGAATCTCTTTTAGAGAAGCTTTCTCATCATACTTATAGTTAATCTTCTTTGTCATAGATAGTTACTGTTACTCCGTTGCGTGATAATGACTTCTCTAACACCTGCTTGATGTGGGCTAGGGTCTGGGGGTTTAGGTGTTCGGCAGTAATCCTTGCTAGGTATACTGTGGGTTTAGACATGGAAGATATACTGAACGGCTAGATATGCTACTCCTGCTCCGAGGATTGCCAAGATTGCGTAGTCGTACCATCGTGTATCGTTATTTTTTTTCATATTCTTTATCAATTAAGTGTCTAATAAGTTCTGACTTATTCATACCCAACTTCTTCGTCAGCTTCATCATTCTAACCTCATGCTTTCTGGTGTGAGGGAAGGCTGACTGGTGGGTGTATCGTTTATCGTGGTATTTTTGTGTTTTCATATTTTGTATGTCCAGTTATAACCTCCTGCTGATTTTGACCTTCCTTTTAAGTTGTTGATAATATTCGGAGGTTTAACTCCTGTTTGCCTAGAGGCTTCCATTATAGAGAAAAATTCTTCGGAAAAGCCTGATGATGTAGCAGTTACAGCCTTACAAATTCTTGTGTCTGTTCCGTTTTTTCTATCCTTATAGCCTTTCGATTTGTTTTCACCCCATGTCATTAGTTGAATATTATTCAATGAATAGCCAACATAATCATCTATCCTATCCACTGTTGGTTTTAACAGAAGTTCATGTCGCGAAAACTTCCAAATGTTGTACATTTCGTGAAATTTCTCTTGGGAGAGTACCCAGTCTTTCAATTCTTCTTTGGAATATTCAGGTTCACAATGACCCCTTGCTTTAGAAGAACCTTTTTGATTATGGTAGATTCCAGAAATGACTCCTAATTTAGTTTTTCTACTTTTTTTATTTGCTTCTAAGTGACAACCTTTACACCAAGAATCAAAACCACTTTTAGTTGTTAGTTTCTTGAAGAAAAACTCAGTCCCTTTTTCTTCAAAGCATTTTCTACACACCAACTTTTTCATATTCCAAGTTCATCAATTAATGCTTTCACATGAGTGAGAGTTACTTGTAATTCATCGGCTGCGTTTACATCGTCTTCGGTTCGGACATCTCCATTCAGGTCTACATACTTATCATCCTTTCCATTCCAACCTGACGCAATCATTTCTGCCTCCTTCGTTAAGTAGTCTAGTGTATATATCATGTTAATTTCCTTTAGCTTCATCGTAAGCCCACTGGTCTTGTACTGCTTTCCTGGCGAGCTTAGAGAAGTGGTCTGCTAATTCGTCATCACCTTGCTTGGCGTAGTGGTTAGCTACTCGTCTAAGTGTTACATCGTCTGCATTTAAGATTGCTTCTTGTACTATGGTCTGTTCTTCTCCTTTGGCTTCTTGTGTGGAATAACTCATATTTATTTAATTATTACTTTACCGTCTTTAATAACTCTAATTAGTTCACCTTTTTCGTTGTAAATTCTTTTTATCATGTTTATTTGCTTAACTTGTAACTTCACTATTGATAATACACTATCTCTATAATACATGCAAGTGTTTATTATACTAACGTGGGGATAACTAAAACCACCTATTAAGGTGGCTAGTTGTATGGTTATTTAGTGAGCCTTATATATGTCTACCTCTGTAGTTGCATATTTCTTTGCCAACAGTACGACATCTAGTGCGGTCTTGATAAACACTTCTTGTTTCTTCGCTTCAACGTAAACGTCAGAGGTTTCTGTTTTGATTTTAGCTGATGAGGCTGTCTCACCTGCATCAAGGTGCATTGATTTCAGAATAGTAACCGCCTGTTCCATCTCCACCAACTTGTCTTGTTCCTCTTGGAGCAGGAGTCTTAACTTCATTGCTCCAGTCAGCCAGGTGTTCGCATCTATCACTCCCTCTTGCTCTGACATCTTTTGTAGTTGCTCTACGATGCTTCTTGCTGTGTTCATACTAGGCAACTAGAAACATTAGGAACATAATGCCAATCCAAAAGGCGAAGTATGCTACCCAAAATCTCCAAATAACTGCCCACATCAAACCCATCACAGTTAAGTCAGGGTTTTCTTCTAAGAACTGATTAAATTTAATCATACTCTTGTCCATTCGACCATGATAAGACCAATTGAGATTGCTCCCAATAAACCACAGACTGCTAATAAGTTGTCGTTGTAACCTGTACCCATCACTAAGACTGGTAGTGCAAATGCTGTTGCTGCTCCCATTGCTGTTATTCCTTTTCGTGCTTGTTTCATGTTAATTATTTGTTATTTTCCACTGAGAGAGAGGAAGAAAGGCCTGGTCGCCATCTCCGAAATTCTCTACCTTGCCTTGCTTCCAAATAACCTCTAGTGGTGTTGAATAAACTTTGTTTTCTTCTGTTTCTAATATTCTTATTTCTGTACAACCTTGCTTGTTGAGTTCCATTAGTGCATCAAACTGAATACCCCAGGCATTAAGTTTCCGCATTAGATGTTTTGATTTCTTCACACGCTTTCTGAACACCCCCTCTTTAAGAGAGCCAATCATTCTGTTGTTGTGAAAGAAGTCAGTCATGGTTAGAAAGGAATATTAGACTCGTCTAGCTCCTCAGTTACCTTTTTTGGTTCAGAACGTGGTGCATCAAATCGCACATGATACTCTCTTGAGCTTCGCATCTTGTTAGCGATAAACTCTGGTAGAGCATCCACTTCTTCTGGGGTGACTTCTCGTACGTTTACTATGTTACTTTTGTTGATTTGTTCTGGTACGGTCAGACCAGCAGGGATAGAACCAAACCCCACCGGTTTTGCATACTTACTACCTTCGTATTCTTCGTGTGATACTTCAACCATACAGTCCTTACCGAGCAGGTCGTCAATGTCAAATGCCTCGGCTTCTTCATCTTTCAGGGCAGTTCCCACTAAGGCGTTAGCGATAGTTCTAAGGACTGCTGTTTGTTTCTCTGATTTGTATAGTGAAAAGGTTACTTCTCTTGAGATAACCATTGGCTTCTTAGTTGTCTCTCCATCTTTTTCAAATTCCCTCATTTCATTTGGTAGTTCCCAAGTTAGGCGTACTTTATTCTGCCACTTGTTATTACCCTCGTTATCTTTGTATGGAGTTTCAATCTCTCCAATGTAGATAATCTCATATAATCTCGCTGCGTGATTCCCTGCTGGGACTAACTCACGAGGAGTGCTGCTTGTAGTTGGTGCTTGCATATTTTTGAACTTAATTGTTTCTAATATTTATCTTCTTCTTCAAAACTCCTTAGTGTGTTCTTTGTGTCTGTTGCCCACCTCTTTTGATACGGACTAAGACTGTCCCACATTTCAGGATGGTAGCTATTTGTCTGCAAAAAACTTCTCCTAAACTCAGCCCATTCTTGGACATTAAGTTCCGGTTCATTGTTTGTTGGAGCTACCATATAACCACTCTACACCCTTATAATAGATACACAAGTCAGTTATCCCCAGGGAAAAAGTTTTTGCAATAAGTCTGCATGTTATAATAGCGGTACGTTGAAAAACGTGTTATAAGTCTTGCGTATAGAGGGCTGGTTACTCGCAAGGCAACCAGCCCTTTGTATTGCTTAACAATTAAATTATGCGACATAAAAGAATGTTCAGTATGAGTATTTTGGATAGCGATGCCTTCTTAGACATGCCCCAATCCACTCAAAACCTCTATATGCACATGGCAATGAGGGCAGATGATGATGGCTTTTTAGGAAACGCCAAAAAGATAATGAGAATGACGAATTGTGGAGAAGATGATTATAAAGTTTTGGTTGCAAAGAAGTTTATACTCCCTTTTGAGAGTGGAATTTGTGTGATAAAACACTGGCTGATTCACAACACAATTAGAAAAGACCGTTATGAAGAAACAACTTACTTAGACGAAAAGAAGGGGTTAAATACAGAGGAAAATAAGGCTTATTCAGTTGGTTTACCGTCTGGCAACCACGTGGCAACCATTGGTACTCCTAGAAGAGAAGAGAATAGTATAGAAGAGAAGAGAACAGTAAAGAAGTTCGGTGAGTTAAAAAATGTTTCAATAAAGGAAGATGAGTATGCGAAACTTTGTAAGAAATATGGAACTCCTGCTACAGACAGACTCATTGAGGAACTTTCAACCTACATGGCATCACAAGGAAAGAGATACAAAAGCCACTACGCAACTCTTCTTAATTGGGCGAAGAGGAAAAACTTAGACATGGTTAAAATAACATCACCCTCTATTGAAGAAGAAATAACACCAGAGCAACTTTCCGCAAACAAAAGAAGGATTGAAAAAATGAAAGCTAATATGAATTTTAAGATATGAAAAAATGCTCTAGCTGTAGAATAACCAAAGACCTTACGAACTACACCGGAAACAAATACAAGAAAGACGGACTATCTGCCACTTGTCGTGAGTGCGACAAATCAAGACGGACATATTCTCGACCACCAATAGGTAAGACTTACGCTGATTATCTGAAAGAATCACAGGAAAGAGAGTGCTATAATAAAAAGAATGAAAAGAAAAAAGTCCGAACTCACGAAACTGAAAGATAAGTTGTGGGTACAGTGTAGGCGTTTAACGAGAGAGAGGTGGGGCGATACTTGTTATACCTGTGGTGCAGAAGGACTTGTGGGGAAGAACTGGCATACAGGACACTCAAAACCAAAAGGAGCTTTACCGCTTCGGTACAAGTATGATTTAAGAGGACTACGACCACAGTGCTACAACTGCAACATGAACTACGGTGGAGTGACAGACGTGTTTATCGCAAAGTTAGAACAAGAGGAGGAGGGCTACACCTTCATCAAAGAGGCTTGTTACTTTGATGAGGACTGGAACACATGGAGAATCAGACAAAACACACCGAGCATCGGAGGTAAAGACTCAACCATCTTTATTGAAAATCTCCTAAAGGAATACAAGACAATAAACTATGAATAAACTAATACATGGCGACTCACTAGAAGTTTTGAAAGCAGCCACACCAAACTCAATAGACACAATCATCACAGACCCACCCTACGGTCTATCCTTTATGGGTAAGAAGTGGGATTATGATGTACCTAGTGTAGAACTATGGACAGAGGCTCTTAGAGTATTAAAACCAGGGGGAACAATGCTTTGCTTTGCAGGTAGTAGAACACAACACCGTATGGCTGTGAATGTAGAAGATGCAGGGTTTGTCTTGAAAGATACAATCATGTGGCTGTATGGTTCAGGCTTTCCGAAAGCTACGGATATAGCAAAAAATATAGACAAACAAAAAGGTATAAAAGAATGGAAAGAAACAACACCAAATCCTGCTTGGAGAAAAGGAAACGGAAAAGATGCAACAACTTCAACAGGGTGGGCTAAACCACAAAGACCACCAAAACCAGTGGTAGAAACCCCAGAAGCTAAACTATGGAACGGTTGGAAATCACATGGACTGAAACCAGCCTATGAGCCTATCATAGTAGCTATGAAACCTAATGACGGAACATACGCTAACAACGCCCTAAAGCATGGTGTCAGTGGTTTGAATATAGATGGTGGGAGGATAGAGCATAACGAGCCATTCAAAGAAACAACCCGGAGTGGTAGGAAAGATGCCCAAGTCTTATCTGATGAGAGCTGTGGATTTGATAACACCAAGAACACTATTGCTAGTGCAGACCCACAAGGCAGATTCCCAGCCAACATAATCCTAGACGAAGAAGTAACAGACCAAGAATGGAAACGATATTTCTACTGTGCTAAGGCAAGTAAGAAAGAACGTAACGCAGGGTGTGAGGGGTTGCCAATGAAAGCAGGTGGAAGTAACGCTAAAGGTTACACAGCAGATGTGGCTAAAGGATTAGACAGGAATAGAGAAACAACGAACCACCACCCAACTGTTAAACCACTAGCCCTCATGGAATACCTAGTAAAGCTCACAGCCACACCTACTGGTGGTAAAGTCCTAGACCCATTCATGGGTTCGGGAACTACGGGAGTAGCTTGTAAGAATGTAGGTAGAGAGTTCATTGGAATAGAACGTGATGAAGAATACATAGAGATAGCAAAAGCTAGAATAAACGTGGTATAGTAAATACAGATGTTCTTACCCTAATTGGATAGCTCAACCCACCCCAGATTTGCTTATCTTACCTCCGAGCTTGTGGTTCGATTCCACAGTAGGGTATACGATTGTGGTATAATTGACGTAACGATATATTTATGGCAGAAATAAAAAAGAATAAGGTTGGAAGACCAAAAGGCTCAACAGATAAGTTACGAGTAACTGACTTCTTTAATGGTGATGAACGTGACCAACTAATCATGGCAGCTAAAGAGAAAGCTCTCATAGATAAAGATAAGGAAATGATTAAGTTCTGTTGGGAGCAATTATTTGGTAAGAGCACACAGAGAACAGAGTTAAGTGGAGTTGATGGTGAGGCACTCCAAATCTTTTTTGATTCCTCATTGAAAGGAAAATGATACTCATAGGAATACCAGCAAGTAATACCATCAACACTAAGATGGCTTTTAGTCTGTTGAATATGTATAAGTGGAATACAGACATGGCACTTGTTGTCTTTGAGATAGGCTGTGATGTAGCTCACAACCGGAACAAGCTGGCAATGAGAGCAATAGAGGAAGGTGCTGACCACCTACTGATGATTGACTCAGATACACAGTTCAACCCAGACCTTTTAGACAAGATGTTAGAGCATGACAAAGATATTCTCGGTGTAGCTATCAATCAGAGAACATTACCACTCAAGTCTAACGTCAAACCCCTCCTAGAAGGCTCAAAAACGCTTCCTACTGAACTCTTTGAGGCAGAGTCGGTTGGTACTGGTGTAATGCTAATTAAAACGCCTGTGTTGGAAAAGATAGGTGCGCCCTGGTTTGAGTTTAGTTACGAACCAGAGAGGTTATACTATTTGGGTAGACCCAACGATACCAGTTAGACATTTGGGTGAATATGCTTTTTAGGGAGAGTAAGTCTACTGTGATATAATGTTGTATATGCCAAAAGGAGTAAAAGGTTTTCAAAAAGGTCACTCAACATTTGTAAGTAAGGAAACTTACAAGAAGATGGGTGAGAAAAGACGAGGGATAAAGTTTACAGAGGAACATAAAAGAAAAATCTCAGAGAGTAATAAGGGGAACACTTCTGGCCTAGAGAATGGAAAGAGAACAAGGTTTAAGAACACAGGGTGTAAAGGTCATAAAACACTCGGAGTAAATGGTTACAGAAACATACATAAGTGGGTTGTAAAAGAACTTGGACAACCAGAGGAGTGTGTTGAGTGTGGCAAGGATGGTCTGACTGGTAGGCAAATACACTGGGCTAACCTTAGTGGAGAGTACAAGAAAGACATATCTGACTGGATGAGGCTTTGTGTCAGGTGTCACTTTATTAGAGATAAGGGTTAGGTGAATATTTATATTAAAATGTTACTACACGACCACCAACAAAAGGTAGCTAGAAGTATTGCTCGGTTTAAGATAACCAGAGGTGGCAGACGTAGTGGTAAGACAGTCCTCAAGACCGAGATAATGGTCTACAAAGCTGTCAGTGACCTCATACAACTCAATCGTGAGTTCCCTAATCGTTCAGTGGTCTTTGTTGCACCAACCCAAATCCAAGCCAGACGTATCATCTGGGAAGCTCTCAAAGCTCGGCTAGTTGGTGTGAAGTCAGCTAAGTTCAATGAATCACGACTAGAAGCATCACTACCTACTGCTGAGGGAGGAAAGGCTACAATCTACGTTGGTGGTTGGGAGAACAGAGAGAACTATCGTGGTATGAGTAACGTAATCCATGTAGAGTTTGATGAGGTAGACACCATGAAGGACTTTTTCATTGGTTGGGAAGAAATCTTTAAGCCGATGCTCATGGAAACAGGTGGTGGTGCAGGATTTGGTGGCACTCCAAAGAAAGAATCACCTAACCTTAGACGATTGGAGAAAGAATCAGAGGGTAAGGCGGAGTGGGAGGCATTTCACTTCACATCATGGGATAATCCAGGCTTTGACCGTAAAGAACTAGAGCAAGCAGAGAAGGAGATGGACAACGAAACATACAAGCAGGAGATAATGGCTGAGTATGTAGACAACAGTGGTGCTTTGTTCCGATACAACGCTCTGGTAGACATGTTCACCAACACAATCACCAAGAGCAACGAGAAGTATTTGATTGTAGACATAGCTGACGATGGTTCAGACAAGACAGTGTTCAGCTTTTGGCAAGGATTGGAGATGTATAAGATAGAGCAGTTCAGTAGATTGAACACTGAGAGCATAATCAACCAAACAAGAGAGTTTGCAGCTCAAGAACAGATACCTTTCTCTCAAATAGCTGTAGATGCCATTGGAGTAGGTGCTGGTGTAGCATCAAGCAGTCTATTAGACGGTATTGTGGGCTACAAGAGTTCATATGGCTCAATCAAGACAGACCACGACCCAACCAGACTACCGAATGTCCACTATCGTTCCGGTGTAAAGCTATCATCAGAGTATGCCAACCTGCGCAGTCAGTGTGTGTTTGTCTTAGCTAACCTCGTAAACAACCATGAGATAGCTTGCAAGGTAGACGACATCAGGCTTAGAGAGGCAATCATAGAAGAACTAGCACTGTATCAAGATGCTAGTAAAGGTGACGGTAAACGTATGCCAACCATGAAAGAGGACATCAAGGCTTTGCTTGGTAGAAGTCCTGACCTCAGTGATACATTGATAATGAGAATGTACTTTGAGGTAAAGTAACGAATAGCACCAGTTCAGTCAGAGGAGATAATGAAACTGAACAACGAACTAACGAATCAATTTAATAGAAATGAGAACAGAGCTGAAATGAATAGCACGAAGTAATCGTGTTATAATATGAACAATGTCTACAACTGAAAAAAGCATTGGTGGGCTAGTGCGAGAACTTGAAACCAACTACATTAGCGGTACTGGAACAGTAACCTCTAAGTATGTAACCGAAGATTTATACGAAGACGTAAATAAGATTGATGCCTACCTTAACAGCAAGCATATTAGTGGTGAGACCGATTCACAAGGTAGAGAGAAGCCCTTTTTTAATATTGTAACGGCTGCTCGGAACATCTACTATCGTGCTACTGACATAGACCGACACAACGCAGAAGTAACACCAAGCAAGAGTACAGACGTAGTTGAAACCTTTTTAGCTAATGTCCTACTGCAAGAGTGGATGAGAAAAGAGAAGTTTGGCTCATTCCTAAATGATTGGGGAATGGTTCTTGCAGGTAACAATGAAGCGGTAGTGAAGTTCATAGAGAAAGACGGTAAGCTACACCCAATGGTAATGCCCTGGGCTAGACTAATCGTAGACCCAATTAACTTTGAATCTAATCCAGTAATTGAAATCTTAGAGCTAACAGAAGCAGAACTACGACAACGACCTTACGACCAAGACGTTGTAGAGAAGCTAATCAACGCCTCAGATGCAAGAGAGCTAACCGACCACACCCAGCAAGACCAGAAGATAGGTTACATCAAGCTCTACGAGATACATGGCAACCTACCCCTCTCATACCTAACAGGTGATGATGAAGATGACTTAGAATACGTACAGCAGATGCACGTTGTGTCTTTCGTGGCGAGTAAAGAAGATGGTAAGTTTGACGACTTTGACCTCTACATGGGTAGAGAAGAACGAACTCCATACAAGCTAACCTCACTACTACCTAACCCTGATGGTTCAATCTCACTCAATGGTTCAGTAAAGAACCTATTTGAAGCACAGTGGATGATGAACCACACCACTAAGAACATCAAAGACCAACTAGACGTAGCCAGTAAGCTAATCTTCCAAACCTCTGACGGTAACTTCGTTGGTAGGAATGTCCTCTCTGCTATAGAGCAAGGAGACATCTTAATCCACAAACAAGACCAACCACTCACTCAGGTGAACAACGGCTCACACGACATCACCTCACAAGAGTCATTTGGTAACATGTGGAAAGGACTAGCCTCAGAGATAAACGGTGTATCTGAATCAATGCTCGGAAACACACCACCGTCAGGCACAGCTTGGCGACAAGTAGAAGCTCTCCTTAATGAATCACACTCACTATTTGAGTTGATGTTGGAGAACAAAGGACTACATCTAGAAGATATGCTAAGAGAGTTCGTCATTCCTCATCTTAAAAAACAGATGGATAATGCCGATGAAGTTAGTGCTATACTAGATGAACATAACATAGCTAAACTAGATGCCATGTATGTACCAGTAGAAGCGAAGCGAAGATTTAACAGTAAAGCGGTGGAATCTGTAATCAAAGCCCTTGAGACTGATGATTACAGTCAGTTGCCAGCAGAGTTTAACCCTCAAGCAGAACAAGGAGAGGTTAGACAGGAACAGGCAGCACTTGGAAACCAGCGATTCTTCAAGCCGAGTGAGGTGGAGACAAAGACTTGGAAGGAAGGTCTGAAAGATTTAGAGTGGGATGTGATTGTAAATGTTACCGGCGAAGCGGTGAACAAAGGTCAAGTCCTAACAACTCTATCAACAGCCCTTACCGTAGTAGCTAATCCGAATTTTGCAAACAATCCTCAAGCTCAGTTAGTTGTATCGAAACTTCTACAGGCTACAGGTGCAATCTCACCATTAGAGATAGCAGCTCTACCAGAGCCACAACCTGTACCGGAACAAGTGCCAGGAGCAGGAGCACCACAAGGCGCACCAAATCCAATAGCACCACCGATACCTAACCCAATACAATAATGCAACCAGAAAAAGACCAATATTTCATCTACTCTGAAGCAGAGCTGTCTTTGATACGCAATACCTTTGCTGAGAATGATGAGTTGCTTTACGCTATTCGTAACGTATTGCTCCAATTTCCGTTATCTGACGGACAAAAGGCGATTCTATCGTCACAGATGAACGAGAACATACTAAATGTCCTAAAGAAACGACTATTACCGACACTAGCCGGTGATTTTCCTCTTGGACAGCTACCAAGTCTACTCACAACACTGACTGAGGACTTAAAAGTGCTTAATGCTAAAGAGATGCAAGACAAGTTTGAATCTAAACAGCTAGAGATAATGTACCTAACACAACGCTTTGAAGTGTTAGAGACTGGTGCAGAGCTAGAAGAATGTATCGGTTTGGAAGACATGGCTAACATATTTGACTTGGAAGAAGACACATATGTAAACATTTCAGCCTACTTATTCCTCTTGGGCTACATTGACCCAATGCTCGGCATGATTAAGAACATAGCTGGACAGAAGGATGAGACACCAGAGGAACAAAAGAAACGACTGACACGAGATTCGTCTAAATAATCGTGTTATAATTATACTTAATAGAGAACATAACTCATAAATATGGAACAAGAATTAGAGAACATCGACTCACAAAATGATGAAATAGAGGTCATTGACTCAGAAAACAATGAAGTAGAAGTAGAGGAGGTTGAAGAAACTCAAGAAGAAGAATACTCGGACAGAGAGAAACAACTGTACGCTAGAGCTAAGAAAGCCGAAGCAGAACTCAAGACCAAAAAGGTAGCACCAGAGCCACAGACCGACAGTAATCTTACAACCACTGACCTGTTAGCAGTAATGAACGCAAATGTTCACGAAGATGACATGGAACAAGTTGAGAAGTTTGCAAAGATGGAAGGAACATCAATTAAATCAGCCCTACAGAACCCCGACTTGAAAGTTATGCTTGAAAGACGGAACGAAGAACGTAACACAGCTAATGCAGCCAACGTAACTCATACTCGTAAGAGTTCAGCAAAGGTCACTGATGATGTACTTGTAGCCAACGCAAACAAAGGGAAACTCCCAGAAGATGATGAAGGAATCGCTGCTCTAGTCGCTGCCAAACGAAAACTTAAATAGAATCAGGTGGGTGATATTAAAAATTATCACCAATTATGGCAACAACAAACAGTCTTTCAACAAAGACATATCGTGACAAATACCGTTCAGCACAAATCGAACAAGCACTCAAGAATGACGTGATTGCAGAGAAAGTGTGTATGGTAGACCGAGGAAACGCAAAAGTGATTAACTCACCTTACATCACTGAAATGACCGCAGTAGTACAGGCAATGGCAGGTACTTACACACCAGAAAACGTAACCACAACTGACGACACTCTAACTGTAACAGATGAGTTCATCATCTCAGGACAGATTAAAGGTTTTGAAAGCATCCTTTCAAACTTTGACCTATTCTATGCAGCTAACACTTCAATGACTAACTCTCTTGTTCAAACTATTGACAAGTGGGTACTTAACGAACTGTGTGAAGGTGGAACAGGTGCTTACACTACTCCAGCAGGAGGATTCACCACATCAGCAAACGTAATTGAAATTGTTTCAGCGATTATCTCAAAGACAGCAGGTTACGCAGATGCAATGGGTGGTCTATACGTAGTTGTAGAGAACACAGACCTTACAGGTATCATCCCAGCTATCGCATCTTCAGGATTCCGATACGCAGATGACGCTTTGACTAACGGAGTATACGGACAAATCTTAGGAGTAGACATCTATGTAGTACGAACTGGTACTTTCGTAGACCTTACTACTACAGGAGACTCTGGTACAAAGACATGGACAAACGCAGGACACCGAGTGGGAGGTGTGAAGAACGTAACCACTTACGCATTCCCAAGAGGACTTCAATTTGAAGAAAAGGGAGTAACAGGAGTTACAGGAAAAGAAGTCGTAGCTTACGGACTTGTTGGATTCAAGACTTGGACACCAAAAGCAACCCTAACTATCGACATCACCCTCGCATAGTCACTTATCAGCCTTTTTAGGCTGGTTTGTGGGTATGGTAGCCCACCCTATCGTATCTACAACCTAGCCTGAAAAGAATCAGAAAATATTATGCCAAAAGCAGAAAAAAAAGAAGTAAAGAAAGTAGAAAAGAAAGAAGAATCACAGGAAGCAATCGCTTACCGAGCTGTTATTGCAGCTTACAAGGAACGAAATCCTGAGAAATACGAAGTAAAGAAGGAAGAATTAGAAGCTAAACTCGCAAAACTATAATATGGCAGTAGCAAATGGCTTAAACCCAACATTCGATGGATTGCAACTCAAGTCTGTTACTTTGACACCTACAGCAGCACAAGGTGGAGTCAATAGTATTCCAGCAGGAGCTCAATCAGTACGACTAGGTGCGAACGTAAACGGGGTCACTGACTTCGTTGTTCTACCAAGTCTTGCAGATGTACAAGATGGTCACTGTGTGACTATTATCGCAGGTTCAGCGAACTGTGAAGTTCGTACACCCTCAGCATCAGCAGAAGAAATTAACTCAGAAGACTGTGACAGCAGAAATCCACCGTTTCACTAAAATCGATAACACTATCGGTTGGATGGGACAAGGATTCACAGCTATCGGAGCAGTTGCAACAGCAGTTGTACCTGACTAGTTGATTCATTCAGCTCCTTAAGGGAGTTGGAGTGAGCCAGTTAGTAGCGGTTCAAACTTAATAAATATTTATGGCATTATACGCAAACAAAACAGCGACAGGAGCAATTAAAACAACAGCAGGTACTCTATACGGAGTAGTTGTTAATTCTCACTCAAGTGGAACTTTACAGTTCAATGACGGAGCAGGTGGAACATCAGCAGGTGTTAAAGCAACAGGTGTTCTAACATCATCAGGTGTATTTGAGAACAATGACGAAGTGCTTATTGGTCTAAAGACATACACATTCAAAACAACTCTAACAGGTGCAGCTTTTGAAGTTCTTATTGACGTTTCAGCAGCAGCTTCACTTGATAACCTCAAGGTAGCTATCAACGCAGGAGCAGGAGCAGGAACAAAGTACGGAACAGGAACAACAGCTAACGAATACGTTACAGCTACAACTAACACCAATACAGCTCAGACAGTGGAAGCACTACGAGTAGGAACTTACGCTAACGTGTACGAAACTACTGAAACAGGTACAAACATTGCTTGGGGTGAAGTTCACCTAGAGAGTGGAGCAGAAGCATCTGTCCTAATGTTAAACACAATCACCCTTGCAGCCGGTTCAGGAATAGTTCTTGATTTTGGAGAAGGTATGGACTTCCACAACGGACTTTACTACACAGAAGGAGGCACAGCAGACGTTACAATAATCTACAACTAACATGGTTTTTTCAGACAGTACTAACTTAACAGGGATTGTCGAGCAAACTAGAGCCATGATGAGGGTAGATTCTACTCAGTGGCCGACTAGCAGAGTAGTAAACTCATGCAACAACTGGCTAGACACCGTAACTGGTTACGCTATTGGTGCTGACCGGAACTTCCAGTGGGATGACTCAAATCATTCAAAGTTACCAATCGGAACAACCGACCTTACTGCCTCACAGAAAGACTACTCATTCCTCACAGACGAACAAGGTAACTCAATCCTTAATCTGACACGAATAGACATGCTTGACTCTAGTGGTAACTACACCGAGCTAGAACTAATTGACCAATCAGAGATTGACGGAGCGTTAGACGAGAAATACAGTTCAGAAGGACTACCACTCTACTACGACAAGATAGCCGACAACATAATTCGTCTATACCCAACACCAGACACCACAGTTTCAGCCGGACTTAAATTCTACTTCCAACGAACAGGCTCATACTTTGCAGCTACAGATGTATCACCGCTACTACACAGAGGTTTCGTTATAGCATCAGCTTATGACGGAGCTTTAACACTTGGTCTTGAAAGTCAAAACGCTCTCTTTACTGAACTAGCAAGAGAGGAAGCAAAGATGCGACAAGCATTTGCTATTAGAAGTACCGATATGAAAGGAAGATTGACACCAGTAAGAGAAAACAACCGTTAAATATGTCTACAATCACTAACATAGCAGGTTCAGACCTACCATCAGACTCAAGAGGAGTTATTAACACTAACTTTAGTAACCTTAATACCGATAAGGCAGAGTTGGCTTCCCCTACGTTTACAGGTACACCTACTCTACCGACAGGAACGATTGCTACTACTCAAAGTGCTAGTGATAACAGCACAGCGTTGGCTACAACGGAGTATGTGGATGCGAACACAAATACTCAGTTTGATACTACTCAAGTATTCAGTGGCACATCACCAACCTCATATACTGACCTAGACCTCAGTTCTGTAATAGGAGCGACTCAAAAAGTGGTAATGCTTCGGGTATCTAGTGATGCTCAGTATCATACATTTAGAAGGAAAGGAGAAACATTATTGGGATATGCAGGAAATGCTGGGTTTGGTGGGGGTGGGGTCTATGTACCAAGCTCATCATATGCAGACACTGTTACTGTTACAACAAACACATCTGGTGTTATTGAATGGAAATCAATGACTGCTGGTGTCACCACCACGATTAACGTAGAAGCTTACTGGTAAACCATAATATATGTCATTCACCAACGAATCAAAACCAGGAGCAGGAGTAGATACCAAACTAAATGTTGGTAGTGGCTTCTCTCTACTCGTTGGTGGCTTATACAAGCTAATCACAGGTGCAAACGATGGTGGAATGACAAACATCTTTAAGAACTTCAAAGAAAGGTGGAATACATGGACACTAGCTTGGGATAGTAACACAGTTCACTCATGGGATGACTTACAAGGAGAGATACAAACCAACATAGCTAAAGTATCTATCGGTGAAACATGGGCTACAATCTCAACTACTTGGGCTAGTGAAACTAGAGACTGGCTATCAGCTTCACAGTTGATAACGAACGTGAAGATGGACACTGACACTGTGTGGTCTAACCGAACATTCGTTTGGCAATTAACAGCACCTTGGCAACAATCATAATATGGCAACAATAACTACATTAGGAGCAAATGACACTGGTAGCACATCACGCACCACTATTAACGATAACTTCACTAACGTGAACACCGACAAGATGGAGACATCAGTTCTTTCTACTGACGGAACTCTAGCAGGTGACAGTGATACAGAAGTGCCAAGTGAGAAAGCGGTTAAGACTTATGTTGATGGATTTGCCGTACCAGACATCTCTTGTCGGGTGTATCAAGACACTTTAGACACCACTGGTTCTTCTGCTTGGGCTCAACAAGAATATCAACTAGAAGATTTTGACACAGACACAATGTTTGACATAGGAACACCTACAAGGATTACAATAAAAACAGCAGGTAAATATGCTTACGGTGCAGCCTTAAAAGTCACAACCAAAATAGACACTGGTGTTCACGTTAAACTAAATGGCACTACCGTTATTATTGAAAACGGAGCGTCTAGTGTTAATGAAGGTACAGGTTGTTCTGTTTCTGGGATATATGAGTTTGCAGTTAATGATTATTTAGAGGTATTTGCTTATTCAAATGGAGTTGCAAATACAACAGCCGATACAGCTAACACCTTATGGGCGTATAAAATAAACTAATATGGCATCAATAACAACAATACAAACAACAGATTTAATCACAGACTCTAGGGCTGACTTAAATAATAACTTCACGAATCTTAACTCAGATAAGATAGAAACTTCTGTATTAGACACTGACACAACTCTAGCAGCAGACTCAGATGCAAAAGTAGCTACCCAGAAAGCTACTAAGGCTTATGTAGATGCTGGTGGTAATGTGAACGCTACTGACCAAAACAAAGGTATTGTTGAGATTGCTACACAGGCAGAGGTAGACGCTGGAACTGATACTGGTGGTTCAGGTGCTTCATTATCCGTTGTTCCCTCACAAATCTCAGGTTTAAAAAGGATAAGAAAAATAGTTATTGACCCATCTTTCACAGAAATTGCAGATAACACAACAACAAAGACAGACATTTTATCTGAAACAATATCAGGAGGCTCATTAAGCACGAATAACGGTATTCGTTTCAAAGTTTATGTGAGTAATTTTTCTGTTGATAGTAACGCTTCCTCTGACCCTGTATTCAGGTTGAAATATGGAGCTACAACTATAGCAACTACTACTTTAACAGAAAGTGGAGGACAACAATTAACAGGTTTTATAGAGGGGTTGTTAATGGCAGATACTTCCACATCCGCCCAAAGTGGGAGTTTTTATACTTTCTTCAAAGAACCACGTCTTGACCTTAGTGCAGGCGACTCATCTATTGTTTATGCACATACTATGACCACAGGAACATCAGCAGAGGATAGTTCTGGTGACCTAACTCTGTCTCTGACTATTCAGTGGGGTTCAGCTCAAGCATCAAGTGACTTTGTGCCAGCAGGAATAGTAGTAGAACTAATAACCTAATATGTCTAAATCAGTCACATACAAACTAAACAACTTCTCAGGTGGAATCTCAGACGACTTCCGAGAGGAAAACGCTACTAAATTCCAAGTAGCGAAGCATTTTGATGTGTTTTCACAGCCAAACAGGATGATTCCTTACCGTTCACTAGAAGCTGACACTGAAACAAGCGTATCTGCTACTGATTTGAAGCAATATGTCGCTCAAGACTTCCTTTATGCCTCTGCAAGCTCAAAACTCTATGCTCTTGGTCAGACTGGAGCAACATTAACTAAGATTCTACAAAAAGACGTAGCTGAATCAGGTGTTTGGACTACCCCAGCTAACTCAGAAGGTGATGGAGCTGTTCAGAACGGTTGCTTGGTTGAATATAAAGACTATCTGTGGGGCTTCCAGGGCACTACTGACGTGTTTAAATGGGGATTACTTAGCGGAACACCATCTATCACTAATACAGCCGGTACAGTCGATACTATCACCTCTGTAGCTCAAGGAGTTATTGCCGGAGATGACAACCTTTATCTACCGTATAACAACAAACTCGCTAGAGTTATTGCTAACGGAACAGTGTCAAATGACGTTTTAATACTACCGACACACTTCAAGATAACTTCAATCTGTAACTACGGTAACTACCTAGCTATTGCTTGTGCGCCTGTATCAACATACAACGGTGTATCTAAGGTTTACCTATGGAACTTAATCTCTGACGAGGTTCAGGAGTCGATTGACTGGGGTGAGGGAGAACTAAGAATACTTGAAACTATTGAGGGAATGATTGTAGGAGTGACAGACCGATACCTGAACAACGCCACCGGAGCAGGTACAGGCTCAATGATTATCCAGGTCTATCAAGGTGGCTCACCACA